CTGACCTTGCTGCTAATAAATGCCAGCAGCGCGGTTGCCAGTGGCATACACATAGCGATGAGGGCCGGGTCCACGTTGGCGTTATGTGCCAAGTAAACGCCAATGCCCAGCAGACCGCCCCTCATAGCGATGAGGGCCGGGTCCACGTTGGCGTTATGTGCCAAGTAAACGCCAATGCCCAGCAGACCGCCCTTGACGGTTTGATCGGCTGCCTGTTTAGTTGCACCGTTCATGTCGGCTACTCCTCAATAGGTGCTGCCGGGGGTACGAATGTGTCAGTTGTCGGGTCGTATGTGTAAGAAATGCCAGCATACGCGCCCCTGAAATTGGCGTGGTAACTGGTTTGTAACCATGTGCCAGTAATGCCTAATGACGCGATGAACGCTTGACCGATTGGTTCGGATTCAGGAAAGTCGCCACCGCCGCAATCGTCATTACCAATAACGATGACTTCGCGCACGGTGTTTGTGTCGTCAATCAATGCGAAGTGTGCCATTATGCCACCACCAATGTCCCTGTGCTATCCCATGCGTACCATGTGTACGAGCCGTCGGTTCCGTTTGTTGTCGTGCCTGTGACGCTGATGCTGAGTCCCGTTGCGTCGGCAGTAAGCCAACGAACGACAACGCGGCCCGACCCGCCGTTACCGCCCGATCCGTTAGTGCCGCCGCCACCGCCCCCGCCGCCGCCACGATTAGCGGTAGCGGCAGTTCCGTTAGCGTTGGAGCCGTTTCCGGCGTTTGTGCCTGCTGTGCCGCCAGTAGTTACACCGCCGCCACCGCCGCCGCCTGAATAAGAAATGCTTGACCCTGTGTAGTTATTGGTTGATGCCGAGCCGCCTGCCCCACCAGTATTTAGTGATGCGTTGCCACCCGTTCCACCTGCACCGCCGCCGCCGCCGCCTCCAGAAATGCCAGAACCGCCGCCGCCGTTATTACCTTCGCCTGAAATCCCTGACCCGCCCGCAGGGCCTGAACCTACTGTGCCACCACCGCTAGCGCCTGTGCCTCCGGGCTGACCGTAAACATTGTCGCGAACACTTGCGCCATACCCACCGCCATTTGCCGTGTTGATAAATGCCGATGCTGTTCCGTTCATCGCTTTGTTCGTGCCGGCATTGTCGCCGCCTGCGCCGCCTGCGCCGACTTTGACGGTGTAAGTAGTTTTCCCGATAATGCCTGTACCGGAAACAAATCCGCCTGCGCCGCCACCGCCTGCGCCGCCGCTACTGACGGTCTGACCGCCACCCGCGCCGCCGCCAACAAGCAGAAACTCAACGCTTAGAGTGTTACGGCTGCCGCCACGAAAAAAGATCGCTGTGGACGCGCTGGTAAAGTAAAGGCTACCGCCCTCCCATTGCGCCAATGCCAGGCTGCCCGAAGTGTTTACAGTTGCCGTTCCTGCCGTGACGGTGCAGGTACCGGTATTGATGTTGTGAATCCACACGGTATCGCCAGCCGTGAAAATGCTGGTATTTACCGTGATGGTCTTAGCGGTTGCCGCGTTCATGACGATGCGTTTACCGGCGTCGCCGGCTACCAGCACATATGAATCGGTTTTGGTGTCCACGGTCCAGTTGTAGTCATTGGCTTGCAGCACGTTCATGTCGGCTGCTTCAAGCACCTGGCCGGCTGTAAAGGTCTGTTTAGCCATACGGTCAGCCTAGGACATTCCCGGCGTCTAGAACACCATAAACCGGGTCGTCCAAAATCAGTTCGTACACCACTGTGGTGGGGGCGGTCCAGAACCGTACCGTATGGCCGGTGTCAAACGTGATCGTGCCGTCGATGCCTTCCACTGACAGTTCTTCCGCGATGGTCCCGACCCCGGTCACGGTCTTGGCAACGCTGATGGTGTCCCCAATATCGATTGCAGCCGCCTGGTCGCGTTGGGTGTTGGTCAGCATTAGAAACGCTGTTTGCACGCTTGTGAACCGGGGTTCGGGCTGGCCTTTGATTAGGTACAGGGCGGCGTCGTCTAGTTCTGTTTGTTCGTGCAGCAGGCTGTTGGTGATCGAATTGGTCTGAATGAAGTACTGGGCTTGGCTGGGCAGGTCATCAGCGATGCCGGTATCGCCATCCAGGCCGGTGACGACGGCGCGGTTCACGACGTTGCTGGCATCGAATTCGATCTGTATGTCGTTGTACTTGGCTTGCAGCGGGTTGGTGTCGCTGAAATTGATAACAGGGCCGGACAGGGTGGTGCCGATGCGGGGCTGGAATGTCAACACCCCGTTGGCTGCCATGAACAGGCGGCCGAACTCACTGGTTTGGTTGATCTGTTGGGCGTAAACCAGGGCATTGGTGCCGGCTGGCACCGTGTAGGCCGCGTCGTGGCCCAAGTTCACGGTGCCTGGGTCGATGTCCCGCAACGCCCCAGGGAATAGGTCTATTTCGGGTAGGTCCAACATTGAGTCGATGCGCTGCCCAGACGTTTCGCTAGTCACGTTCCATTCGTCCAACACAGCCTGGGACAATTGGTAGAACCCGTCCACGCACTGCAATATGACCGTGTTATCACCGGACATTTCGAACTGGTAATCAAACGTGTTGATGATGCCGGTGAACAGGTATTCGGTGCCGCGCAGCAACCTGATCGCACGCATGGGGGCGATACCTGGCTGGTTATTGTTCGGGTCGTAGTAGGGGCTGCCAATGTCGTACGGGGACAGTGCGCCGCCGGCTAGTTCGTCATCGATTACGACGGTCATGGTGCCTGCACCGAACTGGTCGGTTGGTCGGTGGCGGCCGCGCCGGTAGTCAATGCGCTTGACGTACTCAGTGACATCGGCGAACGTGGTGGTTGGTCCCAGCAGGTAATCGGTGTTGTCCAGTACACCTTTGGCAGGGTCGTCCAGCCGGAATGAACCGACGTCGAAACCGGTATCAATTTCTAGGGTGTATGTCCCACCGTTGGGGACTGTTGCCGGCATCAGTCCACCACGCCGAACGCGCCAGCCACCGTGATATCGATGTAACCGCTGCGTCGTTCGTATTCTTTCAATGCGTCCACGACGGCCTGCCCGGCTGCGCCTGGTTCGATGGACTGTGCGTAAATGGTGTACTGGTTGTAGTTACCGCCGCCGCCGTTACGGCCTGCACCGGCCATACCTGAACTGAACAGTGCGCTAGCACCCTTGACATCTGCCGGGGTTTTAGCGCGCCCCAGCAGCCCGGTGACGGTGCCTACGGTGGCTTCAATGCCGGCAAGGTATGACTGGGCTGCGTCAATGCCTGCCTGGTAAAACTTGGCGGCCGTACTCATGCCCAATTCGTCGGCTACCCGTTCAATCGTGTCCACTAGGGCGTTTACCTGCAATACGGATTGTGCGCCACCCAGGATGGCGTCAGCAATTTCGGTGCCGCGATCAACACCGGCAGCGATGACGCGGCGCAGCGCGGATTCTGACAGCCCGGCGTCTAACAGTTGGCGCACCTTGCTGCTGAACAGGGTGGTGCGGTCGGCCTGTTCTTGCAGTTCATCGATGAACCCGCTAGCCACGTTGTCGCCGGCGTTGGTGAACGCGGCGTCTAGGTCCAGTGCGCCCAGCGCGGCGTCACGGGTGGCCTTGTACATTTCATCGAACGCGGCACGGGCTTCGTCCACCTTCTTTCGTGCGGCGTCCATTGCGTCAGACATCTGTTGGCGCAGCGTGTCGGCCAGGTCCTTGGCGCGTTCTTCCAGTTTCTTAGCGCGTTCGGCAGCCTTGTCGAAACTGGCACCCGCCCCATCGGTTTCGGTTTTTAGATCATCCAGACTGCCCTTGGTGGCAATGGCCTGGTAGCCGATACGGTCCACAGCATCACCGGCTGCGCGTGCGGTTGCGGTAGCGCGGCGTTGGGACGCGGCTGATTCTTCGACCGCGTTACGCAGATCATCGAATTTCTGTTTCGTTTTATCGAACGCGACATCGGTGGCCAGCACTGCACCGTACGCGGCCACAGCCTTGGTCGCTGCCGTGAACGCGGCAGGTATGTTGCCTTTCAACAGGAAAATGATCGTGGCGATGGCTTGTAAGTATTCGTACGCCAAGGCCATACGGTTAGCGAAGATCAGAACCGACAGTGCGGCCTTTTCCATTGCGTCGATAATGCCTTCACCGAATTTGCCGCCAGCGGCCAGGGCATCTACGAACGATGCTTTCAATCCCTTGCCACCTGTCAGCCCTTCGACAAATTCCAGAACAGCCGGGACGATGGCGCGGTTTATGTAGTTCACTAGACGTTGCAGGAAAGGCAACACTGCGTAGCCCACTGTTTCCTTGATTTCGTCCAGTCCGACTTTCAAGCGTTGCAGGCGGCCCTGGTATGTGTCGGCTGCGGTTGCGGCTGCACCACCGAACTGTTCGTTCAGTAGTTTCTGTATTGCGCCGTAGTCTTTCGATTTCTTGATGTTGTCGTCCAACGGAATACCCAGGCGGGTGAGTGCCGTGAAGTTGCCCAGGTAGGCACGGCCCAGGGCGGTGGACACCGAATCAAGATCGCGGCCGGTGGCTGCTGAAATGTCCAGGGCCAGGGCTAGTTGCTGTTGCGCGGCATCCACTTCGCCGGTGGCACGAACCAGCGCACCAAGGGCGGGGCGTAGTTGATCGTCAGCGACGCCGGTGGCTAGTTGCAGGCGGCTGATGTAATCATCGACAGCGGCGATCTGTTGATTGGTGGCGTTAGTGGTGTTCTGTAACTGACGGGCCAACAATGCCTGACTGCGCTGATCTTCCGCTGCATTGTTCGCAGCCTTGATTAGTGCTGTACCCAGGGCGACGGTAGCGGTGCCTGTGGCCAGCGCGGCGGGAATCATGGCTTTTTTCAACAGGAACGCCGCTTTATCGGTCACCCCTTGCAGCGACTGAAATTCCTTGATTGCACGCTGCACACCCTTGCCGGCGAACTCACTGACAATGGGAATAATGATGGCCATAGGTGCCTACTATCTAACCACTAGATTGCGGTTTACCTGCTGCATCACATCTTCAAGCACCAATCGCATTTGCTTTTCGACCTGGTCCCGGTTGGCTTCATAGGCTGGCCATAAGACGCGGCTGGCCTTGCCTTTCTTGGCTTCCAGCCCTGCGATCATATTGCGGCCACTCACGCTGTTGCCCCGTGATTTACGGCCGGCCATGTCATAAACGGTGTTGATAGCCCCGGACCACGAAATGATAAACGTGGCCAGGTTGGTCATATTGCCTGCCCATTCCCGGGGCTTTTTGCCCGACACTTTGGCTTTCATCAAATTGGCACCAATTGACGTATCCCACGGCAGCATTTGTTGGCCGCTTTTGGTTTTCCAGTTGCGGCCCCAACCGCTAATAGGTGGTTTGCCGCTTGGCAGTTTGCGTACTGCGTCGTCAATAACCGGGTCGGTAATGCGCCGGTAATCCTTGGTCAGTTGGCGGCGTGCGCTTTTATCGACGCGCTGCAATTCGCGTATGGCTTCCTTTACGCCGACCACTTCCAGGCTGGCGTAAATCATCGGGTGCGTTTCTGTTCTTCGGCCACCTTCAATACGGTAGCCAAATCGCGGGTGTCGAACTCATCGATTGGGGGCCAGTAACCGGTGGCCAGAAGCAGTTCGGCTAACTGGCGGCGGTAACTGCCCCGTCCGTAGGGAACGATTCTTCGGTGTCCACCACTTCCAGATCGTCCAAGGCTTCCACCCAGGTGTCAAATTCGCTGATTTGGCCGCCCTGTTTTTTCATGCTGGCCCACGCCAGGAATGCCAAATCTTCAACAGCGAACCCGGCAGCAAGATCGCCGGCACGCTTCTTGTATTTGCGTTCCCACTGAATGATTGTCCCCAGGCTGGTTTCCACCACCTGCGTTGTGTTGCCTGCCGTGACCTTGATTTTCAGTTTCATGTTGCTGCCTTTACGGTTTACGGGTTGGTGGTGTCGATCGTGAGTGCGCCGCCCTGCAACGTGATCTGCACTTCGGACAGTTCACCGATGCTGCCGTTCACGACGTCCAACGATTCCAGATACGTTTCGGCCAGTTCGAACTTCGGGTTCGTTGCCGAATCATTACCGCTGGCCGGCTTGACGCTGACGTAGCACTGCGTACCGACAAGCGGCTGCAACAGCGCGTAGGTTTCGCTGGTCGCGTACGACATAAGAAACGTAAGGGTGCAGGTGTGGTTCTGCAATCCGGCGG